GCAGGAAATACTATCTCTTCACCAATACCAAACTTTCTTTCTCTACATAATTTTTTATCACACAAATTACACATTGGAGTATCATTACACTTGTAACCCCAATCTTTTTTATCATGTTGACGTTTAATTATTTCTACTTCTGATTCGCTTAGCGGCACTGTAGATGCTGTTGCATTGAACAAAGTCATCTTACTTTTCCATTCTGCTGGCCATTTCTTTTTAGCATACACACCAAAATGAAACATAGAATTATTACGACCACCTTCTGGTATTTTATTTATTGCCATTAATTCTATACATGGTGGTGCATCATCATATTCAGACTTAGGTCTTTCTATTTTTATTTTTGTAATATCAGATTGTTTTATTTCAGTATATATACTGTAAAATTCTTCTAGTGTTGCAGCTGATCCATCTTCCTTAAATGCATAACGTGTTGTGCTATCTCCATTAAAGTAAGGTAAGTTTAAAAAGTTACCTGTGTCGTCTGCTGATTTTAATTGTATTTGTTTTGGAAAGACTTCTGATCCGCCGTATCCTAGTAATGTTTTTATCTCCGTTAGTTTATCTCTCATTCTTTCTGCTGCTACCGGTTTGTCGGAGAAGAGAAAGACGTGGGCTCCTCCGCTCTTTGACCTACACACCGCCAAAGGCAGTTTAAACTGTTTTATCTTTTCTATTAATTGTTTGTGATCAAACCCTGCGTATGAATCTATGTCTACACAACCCCACACACATTGATTATCTTCGTTAATAGGTATGATGCCCAGACTCTGTGTACCATCTAAATGCATGGTCCACAGTTCCGTGGTCACTGGTTGACGTACTACGAATGATTGCCCTTTTAGTTTGACACCATTCTCAGCTGGCGTACTTACTTTGGTACAACCATGAGCTCGCTCCAATCCTTTAAATATTTTTTCAAACATATTTTTTAATGGGCGTTTCCACGCTAGCTTCCACGCCCACTCCTAGGATTCGATTAGTACGGTGATGCTTCTTTAGTATCGTCTGATCCGTGTTTAACCTGCACTTCATCTTTGCCGACACTTTGTGCAAAAGACTTTGCCATGCCGTAGATATTTTTATCTTCGACTGGTCCTGACTTTTCCACTTCCCATCCAAACCATGTTCCTTTGTCATTAGACATCTGAACGGTTGATAGATTATAAATGTGGCTGTATGTTGGCGGTGTAAACAAACCATTTTTACCTTGTAGCTTGATACCCATCATTAGT